TTCCGTGCTTGATCGAGTTCAGTAAAACCGCCATCGCCTCCTCCTCTGGTATTACCTTTGGGTCTTGTTCGTCCTTTGGTCGCAGCCTCTGCTCGATCCAAGCGAGCCTTTGCTTCACCAATACTGGCCATGCCTAGAGCTTGACGAATATTGGAATACAACCCTTGGAATACCTTTCCAACTTCAACACTGAACTTGGCGACTACGCCTAAAAGTTGTACAAAAATCTTGGCTATAGGGCCAACGATGGAGCCAAAGTCGCTGATAAATTGACGAATGTAAACCCTGTTGTCTTTAACAAACTTGCTGATTCCATTAATTGCGCTTGTCAACGCATCTTGAATGCCAGCCCCCATGGGACCAAACAAGCTTCCCACTTCTAGTGAAATTTCTTGCATGGCCTTTGCCAACCGTTGCCCTGCGTATTCGGGAGCAGTGGCAAGCTGCTCGCTAAACTTTGCGTAATCTTCGTAATTTTCTTTTGCAAATGTAACAAATTCTCTAATACCAACTTCCCCTGACTCTAGGTCTGCTTGAAGTTTTTCAAAGCTCATCTTGTTTGCTTTCGCAAATTTAACCACTGCGCCAGGGAACCGTTCTCCCAACTGCCCCCGCAGTTCTTCCGCTTGCACTCCGCCCTTGCTCATAATTTGAACAACGGCTCGCATTGCGCCATCTAGATCCTCTGCGCTACCACCAGTGGCCATAATGGCCAAAGAAGTGCCTTCTAATATCTCCCTGGTCTCATCAACAGAAATATTATATTCTCTAGTGTTAGCCCTAAGTTGAGTGAAATGCTTAGTGGCTTGATCTAGTGGCATTAAAAGTTTGTTGCTCATTTGAGCAACAGCCTCTTGAGCTTTAGCGAAATCCTTGGCATCAACAGAGGCCATAGCAAGCCCGCGTTGCATTTGCTGCAACGAAGCCGCTTGCTTCGACATATCGCCCATTCCTGCTACAAGAGTATCAATTCCCTGTCCAATAGCAGCTCCCGTAAAAGCCCCTGCTGGACCTCCCATTAAGCCACCCGCTATGCCTCCTGCTGCGCTGCTAAAACCTCCGCCCATTCCTCCGCCATAGAGAAAAGCACCGCCAGCCGCTCCTAATCTCTGTCCTCTAGTGGGTCCAAGCCTTTGCCTCTTATTAATTTTTGCAATTCCTCGTTCGGCTTCTAATATTTGTTTATTCAGTACCTGCCAACGATTGGTGTCAGGAGATATTAAACGAGCCTCGTCTTTAAGCCTTTTTAACTTTGCTTCATAGCTAGCTAAGGAACCTGGCAAAAATGCTTTCGGACTTGGGGCAATTCCATTAGCCGTTGCCGCCACTTCTTCAAGTGCGTCTTGCGACTCTTTTGCTGCTTTTGCGATATATTCTCTATATGCAGGACTTCCAGCGGTAGCAGGAAATCCTCCACTGGCTTCTAGTGGGCCTTGTCCAATAGTGCCACGAATTGGACTGGCAATAGCTGGAATAGCACCTTTTGCCCCCATTCCAGCGCGAAATTCCATGATTGCCCGCTGTTGGGCCGACATCTTTGAAGCAGCCGCGCTGGCAAGCTTTAATCGTCTATTGAAATCATCAACTTCTGCTTGAAAATTTTTGTCGCGCAAGCGATCTTGATCTTTTAGCTGATTTTCGGCTAATTTCAGCAAGTTTGCATGATATTCTGCTGCGTTCCGCTCTGCTTTGTTATAAGCCTCCCCGACAGAATCAAGGGCTTTATTCAGATCCCCGTAGGCCTTGTCAATATTTACAATTTCACTACGAGCGTCCTTTAATTCTTTTTGCAGACCGCTTAAGCCACTAGCCGCCTCAATAAAATCCTTACCGCCAATTTCGGCTTCTTCAAACGCCTCTGTGAGGCCCTTAATGCCTTTTTTAAGCTCTTTAATAGATTGCCTTGCCTGGCCAACTTCAACCCTAAATTCAGCGTTAAAACTAGACATTTCTTATCTCCTCCGAAAGCAGGCCACTGATTACTTCATCTAGTCTAGAAATGGTTTCATCAGTAAAAGGACGTGCTGGCATATCATTGCCCCCCTTGGAGGTATAGCCGTCATGAACCTCCAACGCATAAGAGCGCCCTTCTCCGCCTGTCCAAGTAAAAACTGTGGTATTGTCATCAATGTTTTCTCTTTTTTGGCTATCCCTTAATCCTGCCAAATCAACAATATCCCTCGGAGAGCCTACTGGCGTTTTATTGCGTCTTTTCGTGTCATTAGGCCAGTCCCATTTCTTTGATTCAATCTCTCGACGGAAATCTTCCTCAGCCCAGTCCATTGCCTTCTTGAATACTCTACTTACAGAGCTTTCAAGGCGAACAAGCCTATTTGTCAAGCCATCGCTGACAGGCATTTCAATCTATACTATTTCCTATTAGCTTAGCCAAGTTCAGCACCAATTAAGCCCACGATGGCAGGCGGCATTTTTTCATGCTTCAGTGCCCACTTCATTGCTTCTATCGTTTCTTCTTGCAAGTCATTGGAGCCCTTCTTAATCTCGTAGGGCAGGAAGTCTTCTAGGCTTGGCTTCTTGCCTTTTCCAGATAATGCAGAAAACACCAGCCCGCTTAACTTCGCCGTAGAGATGCTCTGCGCATTGACTTGCTCCTTGTGTATTTCAAACAGATTTTCTAAGCAAGTTTGCAAGAAAACAATGGGAAGCCGACCAAAGCGTTCCGCATGAAAGATGGGGTCAACAATGGCAAAAGACAAAAAGCGACAGTAAATAGCAGTCCAGTCAGTAGAGCGATTTATTGCTTGGTCGCAACTTCGTTCCAATCGCTCTAGGAAGGCTATTTTGGGGCTTCTTCTTCCTCTTCATCACCTCCCTGCAAAGCAGCGTCTTCTTGCGCCATAAAGACTTCTACGGCCTGCAGCAAGTCTTGTGGCAGCTTATTGGTGTCAGCCTTTTCCCATTCGTCAGTGGAGCGCCACTTCTTTCCGTCAAACACTTCTCCACGATTGCGGAAGAACATGGTCACCAAGTCTTCAAACTGTTCCCGGCCTGATGGCACCAAGCTCATGAGCCGAGCAGTGTCTTCCGAGAATTCGCTCAATACTTCTGCCCTTTCAGGCGTGTCTCCTTGCAACAGTTGAAAGGCTTCCTCTTCAGGAATGCCTTTTACCTTGGCAATGTTTCGCGCTAGTTGAATAGTCTTGAGCGTGAATTGAGCACGCTTCTTGTTTTGCTCTTCACGCAGCCAGGCCTCTTCTGCCAGCCAACTGCCATATTTACGCAAACGCAGCTTTTCGCCAATATCGTAATACTCGGGCGAACTAAGCAGAAAGAAATCGGAGTATTTACTCATTGTCAGTCAATGGAAGCAACGAAAGTCTAGCGTTCATCATGCGCAATGGCACAGAGCCATTCACTGCTCTAGCCGGCACCATCACTTTACGCTCTTTACCATCGACAATCATTTTTACTTCCATCGGGCAACTGTGAACGAAACAAGCGAAACCAGCCATCAACAAGTCATCCTCTTGTTTCACGTTGAACAACCATGCGCTTTCGCAAGTGCTTTTCATCAATTTTTTGCTTTTCATTGCGCTAGGTAGCCCATGTCCATGTCAGGAATAGTAATACGATACTGACCATAGGCGATGTCCGTTTCAGGAGAAAAAGAAAATCGTGCGTCAGGAAACCGTGTCGCCATGCGTTCCGCTGCTGTCGTTAAATTAGAGGAAGTAGTGTCATAATTTACCATCACTACAGTCCACTCTTGACGGCGCTTGAATTTTCCCAATGCAGGCGATGGCATAAGGCGAGAAAATTCTTGAATGACCACCTCCAGTCCGATTGCTTTCCACTCAGTAGGAACGCCTTGCCTGCCAGCTACATACACCGCAGGAACGAGCGTACCGTTTGGGAAAATATAATTCCCAATTAGATTGGGCGACGCGGAAAGCAGAGTAACAATGGTATCGCGTAGCTGAGTAATGTTCACAATAAAAAAGCCTCCCCGTAAGGAGAGGCTAGCAGAAAACAATCAAACGAAGGCTCAGTTAGGAGCAGTCGGGATGATGCTGCCGGTGCTTTCAGCATTCTGATGAATGCCAATGCGGCCACGGCTCATAAGATCAAAGGTCACTTCAACGAGGTTGTCAGCAGGATAGCTCTCGCTGTAGTTCATCACGCGGCCAACATAAGCCACGCGGTCGTAGTAATAAGTGGTGCCGCTCACACCAAGTTGCTTGTTGATTTCAACGTACACTTCAGCATCTTTGTCGTAACGACCAGTGGCAATCACTTGGAAAGCTTCGTCGAAACTGTTGGGAATAAATACAGTACCGTCAACATCCTTCTGGAAGTAGGAAGTGATAGACGCAGTGGCTGCACTAGTAACGATCACGCTGTCAGAAAAACCACCGCCGCCAAGCAGGTAGAATTCAGTGTTGCCATCGTTAAATGCAACAGAAGCCGTGGTGGCTGCTTGCAGCGTATAAAGAGTGGGAGCGCCGCTAACAGTGAAAGTAGCGCCGGATTGAGTGATAACTGGACGACCGCTAGCGGTGATAATAGAGCCAACACGTACAATGACGTCTTGGCTCTTAACCAGTTCTGTGGGGTGGTAGAGCATGAGAAAAACTCAGCAATGGGAAAGAGAAAGTGGTTAAGCGTCAAACGTTTTGTACGCTTCCTTTACCAACCAGTCTAAAGATGCCTCTGATTGGTGCGCCTAGGAACTGCCAATAATGTTCAGCAATTTGTTCGTTCGGCAATAGCTCAAACCGTCCTTCCCTTCCATTGATGGTGGCAGCAGCAGAGCTGCCAGGAGTGACGCCAGAGAGGGCTAGAGGCCCCGTTAAGCGTCCTTCCATGTACACAGCCGTATTATCAGCACCAAGCAAATAATCGTACTGTGGATTACGTTTCTGTTTCAATGTGGCGTAGTATGTCACGCCAGTAGAAGTAGGAACGTAATTGCCAGTGCCTGAGTCAACGACGTAACCAGAAGCCACTGACCACGAAAGCGTGGCATTAGCTAAAGGCAAGAGGACGTTCGTCATGCAACAAAACCAATGGAGAAAGAACCAG